GGCGTCCCCCAGGCGGCCTGCGTCGATGTCGGGCAAGGCCCGGCATTCCCTGATCTGCTGCAGAGCGATAGTGTCTTGCACGTCTGGCCCGAAGCCCGTCAGGCCGAGCCGCTGGCAATAGATGTCGTAGTAGCGCATCAGCAATTGGTAACCGCCGGCCGCAGTGGACCAATTCTTGATGCGTGGAATCCAGACACGCACGCGCGGATGGTCTGCGTAGCTGGTGAAACGCGTGCGGCCTACGATCTGGTCATAGCCGCGGTCGCGTGTGGTCGGAGAATTGGATGTTCCTTCGGAGAAGCGCAGCATGCCCAGGAAAGCGCGACGATTGTCGATGGCGTTCAAATCGATTCCTTCACGTCACGCGCCAGCTCGGCAATGTCCTTGCCTTGGCGCCGCTGAAACCACAGGGCCACGGCCCGGGTGATCCACCAGGCTGGCGCGCCCACCATCAAATCGACCGGCTTCGGTCCGAGCACAGCGGCCACCGTCGACGCGTGCTGCAGCAGCACCGAAAACGCCAGGTCGCCGAACATGATGGAGAACGCACCGGCGCAGGCCAGACGCACCACAAATTCCTTCTCGTTGAACGAGCCATCTGCATTGCGTGGCGGCAGAACGATATACAGCAGCGCCGCGCCGACCATGCCGAGCACGGCCTTGATGCCATAAATTTTCAGGATGGCAGCGATGCTACCGGCGGATTCTGCTGCCATAACTTGATTTCCCCTTGTCAGTGATTTGGTGTTCATGTCGTCATTCCCACAAACTGATGCTGTCGCGCGCACTGGTCGGCGCCTCTACCGCATCCGGCAGCGTGACCATCGTGCCCGCTGGTAGCACAGCACCAAGCGCTGCAAGCGATGGATTCAAGGTCAGCGCCTGTTCCACATAGCCGCTGCTGGCGCCCAGGTAGCGAAACACCAGTGCATCGAGCGTGTCGCCCTGCTGGCTCCGAACCTGCATCAGATCAGCTCTACGGTCGCATGCGTGCGGCCGAGGATGTCATTGATGGCCCAGTGCCCATTACGGCGCTGCACGTCCGGCGCCGTGTCCATCCATTCCATATTTTTCTTGTCCGTGAGCGCGCTGGCCGTCGTGTCATAGTCCCGGTAGCTTTCGAAAATATCGGCCTTGGCGAAGCTATAGACCGCTCGGCGGTAGTGGGCCAGGTACTGGCTTTCCCCATCCACCTGCAGTGCCGGCACCTGTTCCAGCTTCTCGATACCGCTGGCGATGTGCTGCAGTTGCCAGTCGCGTAGCAACCGGTTGACCGTCAGAATCGCGTCCACCAGTGCGGGGCGTAGTCGTGCATCGGTTACTGTCGAGTCCAGCCGCATGGCGTCCCGCATGGCCGGCATGCTGATGTCCGGGAAAAATCCGTCGTTGGTGATGGCCTTCACCTCGTCCGGCGCGGCCGGTGCCGGCGTCACCGGTACGTCATCGATGTAGTTCATGGTCTTGGAGAATGTTGGGGGCGGTGGCCGGGACATCCGACGGACAATGCCGCTTCCGTCCCGGGCCGCCCTGCGCCGTGGGGTGCTCTTTACTTGGCCGGCTCGGCGAACTTCTTCAGTCGCCGTTCCAGCCGCTCGATATCTTTCTTGACGCCGGCCGCCTGGTGCAGCTCACATGCGCGATTGAGGTGCTGCAGCGCCGCCGTGGCATGGTCCGCCGAGGCGGCCGTGACGTTCTCTGGGTCCACCTGATTGACCAGCTCCAGCAGGGCCAGTCCGAGCGCCTTATGCACCTTGGCGCGTGCCTGGTCGGGCGTATCGGAATTGCTCGTCATGGCCAAGACCTGCTGCAGGATATCGGCCGCCCGTGCCGGCTCGTCCTTCAGCCGGCCGCCCAGGCTGGCCCCTGCGAAATCGTCCTGCAGCAGCGTGGGCAAGGTCCGGTTGTAGCGATCCGGTAGCGTGAACTGGTGTTCCATGGCGTAGCCTGCGATTTGCAGGGCGCGTTCGTAGTCGCCGACATCGATGTGCCATACCAGCACATTGACCAGTACTTCGTCCTGAGCACCGCGTCCGGCCGACAGCACACCATCAATCCAGTCTTGATAGGCCGGCAGCATGGTGGCCTTCATCTCGATCTTGCGTTCGATCGATTGGATGTTGGACAGCGTGCGCCGGTCTTCGTGGAGCTTCATCAACATCAGTTCATAGGCGCTGCCGGTGGTCATGCCGCCCGGCTCGCCGGCAGACGCCGCCAGCTTGCCGAGCATGCGCTCACGGTGGCGCGCGGCGGGAGACAGGCGAGACATCAGGCGCCGCCCGCTGCTGCATCCTGCAGCACCACGTTCTCAATCAGCGTGGCCAGGCCTTCATCCTCGATCACATAGGCGTCGTTCGACGATTCATAGTTTTCGATGCGGTCGGCCTTGGGTTCGTCGACCACGCGACGGCGGCGGCCGCCGTTCTGGAAGTAGATAGACAGGTTGTCCAGGCGGGTGATCAGCATGGCATTGGCCGGGAAGGACGGCACGCGCACCGCCGGCAGTCCGCCGATGCGCTTCTGGCTGATGATGATGTCAGCGGCCAGGGTCTCGGTCGGCGCCTTGTCCTTGTTGATCAGCGGGAAATACTTGTCGTGCAGCAGTTCACGGCCGACGATGACCACCAGCCCGGTATCGTCCTGATACCACGGGTCCAGATTGGTCACCGCGTCATACACGGCAGCGTCGAGGTTCGCGTAGTCCGCGCCTGCGCCACTGCCAATGACCACCTTGCCCGGCAGATCCTGGCCGACCAGGCCCATGACGCGCTGGGGCGAGTTCTCGCGGATCTGCTGCAGCCAGCCCTTATTGACGTCCTGCAGCAGCGGATACTGTGCCAGATTGGTATCGGCCGCCACCTTCACACCGTTGAAACCGATCATGATGCGGTCCAGCGCCTGGCGCTTCAGGATCGCATTGGCTACACGGGTCTGGAAGTCCTTGAACTTGGCCCAAGCATCCAGCTTGGCATAGGTGATGTGAGTATCGAAGTTGGTCTTCTCGCAGCGATAGTGGGTATTGGACATGGCCGACGCATCCCGGGTGCTACGGCGTTTGTCACCGCGCGTGTCGGTGCGGCTGGCGATGGGGCCGGACACGCCCAGGCCGATTTTCTCGCCTTCCAGCTCATCGACGCCGATGATGTTGATGCTGCCCAGGAATTCAGACGATTCCTGCATTTTGTCTTCCAGCTTCTGCTGGACGGTCGGTTCTACCGAGAAGGTAGAGTGGACGGCACCGCCGGCGACATCGTTCAGGGTGGCCAGGCGCGCGGTATAGGCGTTATAAGCGGCGCGGGTCTGATTCTTCATGTGTTCTGCTCCAGTGAAATACGGAAATGGTTTGCTTCGTCGCCCGACGGCTTAGAACTCGGTCTGCACGGCGCCGCCGCTGCCGCCACCGGTGGCCGGCGGGCGCTGCAGGTTGCTCTTGTCGGTCAGATTGATGGTTTGGCGGAACTGCTCGGCGGTAGTCGATTCATCGCCGACGCGCTTTTCCAGCTTCTCCAGGCGCGCCGCGGCATCGGCAGCGATCTTGCTGGCCTGTGCGGCCTCCTGCGCGAACTCGCCCACTTTTTCGGCAACGGCGGTCATAGCGGCCACCACGTCGGCATGCTGGGCATCGGCTTTCTTCTCGCCACCACCAATGCGGCTGAACAGTTGCTTGATGGTCTCGGCCACGCTGGGGCCATCTTCCTCGAATTCGATGTTGGCCTCGATGGCTTCGGAGAACAGGTTCTCCGGCTTCAGCTTGCGGGGAGTGAAAGGCGAGGCCTTCGGATTGGTGGCTGAGAACTGCAAAATCTCGGTGCCCAGGCTGGCGGGGCTGTCGGTCACAGCCAGGCCGACTAGATAGGAACTGCCGGTGTCGGCGAACTTGTCGGCCAGCTCGATGCTGGTGAAGATCTTCTGGCGATCCTTGTTCATGGCGATCAGCGCAGGCGTGGGTTCGATCTGCGCGAACAGGGCCAGACGCTTGCCGCTCTCGGTGTCGACCTCTTCGGCCTTCAGCGCCAGCACGTCGCCATAGGCCTTGAACGGGCCATCCGGCAGCAGGCTGCGCAGGTGTTCGACCCACACGCGAGCGCCGTAGGTTTTCACGTTGTAGCTGTCGGCCATCTGCTGGATTTGCTCGCGGCTGATGCTACGGCCGTCGGTGGTCGCGCCCTCGGTCGCGACGCGGAAAAATTTGCTCTTGGTTGCCATGAGATTTCGCGCTCGTTATCGGTTGATCGGATAACGTCATCTTCTGCCGATGGGCGAAATGCATCAATCAAGTGAGGGTTGATAAGGGGAATAGCGACTCGGCAAAGTCCCCGCTACGCGCGCGCGCCGCCTACGCTTGCGGCATGTTAGAAATTCCAGAAGACATCAAGGACAACATCGACCAGGCGGCCGAGCCTCGACAGGTCGCGCGCCGCCTGTATTTCGAGGGCTGGCGCATCTCGTCGATTGCGCGCCACCTGAAGATTAAGCGTTCCACGGTCAATAGCTGGAAGCACCGCGATGAATGGGAAAAGGTCTCTCGCCTGGAGCGCGTAGAGATTGCCCTTGAAGCGCGCATAGTGCAACTGATCGCCAAGGAAGTAAAGGGCAATGGTGAGTACAAGGAACTCGACGCGCTCATGCGCCAGCTGGTGCAGGCCGCGCGCGTGCGCCGCTATGAACAGCCTGGTGGAAACGAAACCGACCTCAATCCGAACATCGCCAATCGCAATGCCGGACCGAAGAAAAAGCCGGTGCGCAATGAGTTCAGCGAAGAGGCGCAGCAGCGTATCGTCGAGGCATTCAATGATTCGCTCTTCGACTACCAAAAGGTATGGTTCCGCAACGGTGCAGAGCGCACGCGCATCATCCTGAAGTCTCGCCAGATCGGCGCGACCTGGTACTTTGCACGCGAGGCACTGATTGATGCGATCCAGACCGGGCGCAATCAGATTTTTCTCTCGGCCTCGAAGTCGCAGGCGCATGTTTTCAAGCAATACATCATCCAGTTCGCGAAGGATGCATGCGGCGTGGAGCTGTCGGGCGACCCTATCGTGCTGCCCAATGGCGCGCACCTGTATTTCCTCGGCACGAACGCACGTACCGCCCAGGGCTACCACGGCAACTTCTATTTCGATGAATTCTTCTGGACGCACAATTTCACCGAGCTGAACAAGGTCGCGTCCGGCATGGCCTTGCACAAGAAGTGGCGCAAAACCTACTTCTCGACGCCCTCGGCCACCACGCACCAGGCTTATCCGTTCTGGACCGGCGAGGCGTTCAACAAGCGCCGCGCTAAGGGCGAAAAGGTGAATATCGATGTCAGCCATAAGCGGCTGTCGTCGGGTTTCACGGGCGAGGACAAAATCTGGCGCCAGATCGTCACGATCATGGATGCGGCCGCCGGTGGCTGCGATCTGTTCGACATCGACGAGCTGCGCGATTTCGAATATTCGCCAGACCAGTTCGACAACCTCTTGATGTGTAACTTCATCGACGATTCTGCGTCGGTGTTCCCACTGGCGGACCTGCAGCGCGGCATGGTCGATTCGTGGGTAGAGTGGGATGACTATAAGCCCTTCACGGCACGCCCCTTCGGCCACCGGCCCGTTTGGATTGGTTACGACCCTTCGCTGACGGGTGATAGCGCCGGCTGCTCGGTGATTGCGCCACCGCTGGTCCCCGGTGGCAACTTCCGCATCTTGGAGCGCCACCAATGGCGCGGTAAAGATTTTTCGGAGCAAGCCGCTCTCATCAAGGAAATGTGCGGCCGCTACAACGTCCAGTACATCGGCATCGACACCACTGGCATGGGCGTGGGCGTCTATCCCCTGGTGAAACAGTTCTTCCCGGGTGTGACCGCTATCAGCTATTCGCCGGAAGTCAAAACGCGCATGGTGTTGAAGGCACAGAACATCATCCGCAGCGGCCGCCTGCAGTTCGATGCTGGCTGGACCGATATCGCGCAGTCCTTCATGGCCATTCGCAAAATCCTCACCCCCAGCGGGCGCGCGGTCACCTATGACGCCGGCCGCTCCGAAGAAACCGGCCACGCCGACTTGGCCTGGTCGGTCATGCATGCCCTCGACTACGAGCCGTTCGAAGGCACCACCGCTAACAACACTTCATCCATGGAGTTCTTCTAATGAAACACAGAGCACGCCGCCGCGCGGCGGCATCCGACAACACGCTGCCGGCCAGGGCCGAGGCACCGCCGGCGCCATCCGTTGAAGCGTTCTCCTTCGGCGATCCTTCGCCCGTGCTGGAAGGCCGTGACATGCTGGCGGACGTCGAGTGCTACCGCAATGGAGACTGGTACGAACCACCCTTGAGCATGCCTGGCCTGGCAAAGTCCCTCAATGCCAGTGTCCACCATGCCAGTGCGATCTGGTGCAAGGTCAATATCCTGGCATCTACCTTTCAGCCGTCCGCAGTCTTGTCACGCGGCGACTTCACGCGCTTGGCGCTGGATTTTCTGCTGTTCGGCAACTGCTACGCTGAGCGGCGCGAGAGCATGACGGGCAAGCTCCTGGGCCTCAAGCCAGCGCTGGCCAAGTACACGCGCGTGGGCGTGGAGCCCGGGCGCTATTTCTTCGTCAATGGCTGGCGCGATACCTACGAATTCGAGAGGGGCGCTATCTGGCACCTGCAGGCGCCAGACATCAATCAGGAAGTGTACGGCGTGCCGCAGTACGTGAGCGCGCTGCAATCGGCCTGGCTCAATGAGTCGGCCACGCTATTCCGCCGACGCTACTACCTCAACGGCTCGCACGCGGGCTTCATCCTCTACATGACAGACACGGCCAGCAACGTCAACGACGTGGACAAGCTGCGCGAGGCGATGCGCAACAGCAAAGGGCCAGGCAACTTCCGCAACTTGTTTGTGTATGCACCAGGCGGCAAGAAGGACGGTCTCCAGATCCTTCCGGTTTCCGAAATTGCGGCCAAGGACGAATTTTTCAACATCAAGAACTGCACGCGCGACGACGTGCTGGCCGCGCATCGCGTGCCGCCGCAATTACTCGGGACCATGCCCAATAACACCGGCGGATTCGGCGATGTGACCAAGGCCGCCGCCGTCTTCGGCTGCAACGAGATTGAGCCGTTGCAGGCGCAGTTTCTTTCTTTGAACGAGTGGGCCGGTCAAGACGTGGTCAATTTCCGTCCCTATCAACTTCCCACTATTGAAGGCAAATAGCCATGAGCGATCACGCAGATAACGCAGACAGCAAGATTTATCAAACTATCTCGGCCGGTGTTGCCGCCGCAAGAAGCGCGCCGGCACTGCTGGCTGATTACCGTTGCCATTTTTGTGAAGAGGAGGTCCAGTCGGAATTGCTATTTTGCAATTCCGATTGCCGCGACGATTACGAGCGGCTCAACCAAGCCATACGCAGGAACGGCAACTCGTGACTCTCTCAAATAACAAGAATTAAAGCATCAGAAAAACGCATGTGTCTACGAATTGAAGCGGTTTTCAGCGATGCTTTCTTATCCGGCATTCTCAATTTGCGAGATTTTGAGAATGTGGCCCTGGCCTGATAAGACCATAATAAGACGAGCCAATAACGCCTTATTGGGTGTATAGCCAGGAGTAGAGGAGTGACATC